GAATTGTTAAGAAAGAATATATAGGTATGACTGAAGTTGTATCTATTCAAACAAGTAGTCGAACATATATTGCTGAGGGACTTCTGTCGCATAATTGCTACCGGGAACATTACGCCACCGGCATGGACATGGACGAACACGCGGAGAGGATAAACAAAATGTGTCTAGATCAGAACGGCATACGGGAAAAATACCAATGGGCGTGTATAGACTCGGCCGCGGGGGCAAAGGCAGGATACTCTGAAACGGGTGTGGAGATTTACCAAAGGCATGGAATTGGAGTGGACGAGCAACTCATCTATGCTCCCAAAGACAGAGTGATAGGTTGGAACATAGTTCACCAGTATTTACGAGTGGACAAACCCACGGGAATAAATAGTAATCCACAGCCCATGCTGAAAGTATTTGACACGTGTGTTAATCTTATACGAACGATACCAGCACTCCAGCATGACGAGCTTCATCCAGAGGACGTGGACTCGAAAGGAGAAGACCATGCCGCTGATGAGCTTCGTTATTTCTTAAGGACATTACGTGAGGGCAAAGCAATGAAAGCGGAAAACGCAATTGAAAAAAGAATACGTCAGATGAATGAAATGGACAATACTTTTAATTACAATTATTCACGATAATAAAAAAACTATGGCAAAAGATTTAGAACAAAGATTTGACGCGGCGATGAAGAAGGGGGAGAATCAGGACGCGGCACAAACGTTCAAGGATAAAGCAAAAAAGATGCGTGAAGAATCTGCACAAAGGAAGGCAAGTAATGATAAAATATCTGGAATGAGTGATGAAATTAGAAGTAATCTAAAAAAGTACGGAACACCTCATGCACCCCAGAAGCGTTCAACTTCAGATGGATATATGCCTAGAAAGGAGTCGGCAATTGAGAGAAGTAATAGGCAGGTCGCAAAAAGGAATGCAGGAAAGACAAAAGATCAGATAAGCGAAGAAGCATTCAAAAGTGGTAGAACTAGCGGTAGATATTAAAATAATACTATGCCAACAAAAACCAAAGACCCAAAATCAGAGAAAGGCGACCTGCCAGACACAGGCATAGAGAAGCGTCTGAAACCTCAAAAGACTCCGCCGACATTCCAACCCGACAAAACGGAGACGCTTGTGATAAAATACGTGGACAAGCGTTCGAACGAAATGATAAAGTTCCGCGAGCAATTAAAGCTCGAAGGACGTTGGAGAGAAGCAGATCAAGAATACCTACCACATGAACTCGACTTTGGTACAACCCGCAAACGATTCGAGACAGACCAAGACACAGGTCTCAGGTCTCGAATGGTACCTGTTGGAGATATTACGCAACAGTGGCGTCAAGCTTCCTCTGCCCCCACGCTCCTCGCCAAAATACAGACAGCTCTTGGACTCATTATTGACCAAATGCCAGAAGCAGAATTGGTCGCTCTCCTCAAAAGATATCAGAAAACTACTGATCTTGCATACGCTCTCTGGAAAAGAAACTGGCAAATAAGCAACGCAAAGAATAAGCTGAAAGTGTTGGTGTTCGACCTATTCAAATACGGATGGTGTGTTCAACGCACATTCCCTCATAAGTCCGTCATCAAAGGCCGTGTGCGCGTGACTGTGGATACAGAGAACCCGGAGATGGACACATACGAGGAAAGAGAAATTGAAAGATACAACGACGTGGATCGTGAACCGCTCGATGTGTTCCGAACCTACCTGTCAGAAATGACCAAGCCATACGACCCGGAATCGACGAAAGAGGATTACTATGAGTTCGATATGGAGTACGACGCATTCATGACCGAGTATGGAGACTATCCGAACGCCAAACTTGTACCAAAAAATTCATTCTTCATTCGCAATAAGGAAGAAAGCAAAATCAAGCTCGGTGGTACTATCCGAGACGAGGAAAACGCAAACATAAAAGAGCGACAGGATGTCGTGACAGTAGGCATATTCGAAAGCCAGACAAAAGACCTGTTCGTTATTTACATACCCAAGCACAAAATCACAGTCTACATCAGTCCTTTGCCGAATGACGAAAAGTACCTCTCATTGACGCACACGATGTACATAATGCGTTCGTCTAAACTTCCATTCGGTATTTCACCATGGGAAATCATTCGTCAAAACAAAGCGTTATACGACAAGATGAAAAACATGACGATGGACCAGCTCGTTCTTTCAATCATGAAGAGCTTCTTTTACTCTGGCACGAACATGAACCTCGGCGACGGCAAAATACAGATTATTCCAGGTGAGGGACGACAGATCACCAGCTCCACAGGCAAGCCAGAAATCATTTGGAATGAAATACCCGGACCGGGAGAGGACTCATGGAAAGGACTAGAAGCCATTCAAGCCATGATGGACGACGACTCTGGTATTACCCCGACACTTGAGGGCGAGATCACCGGCAAAACTCTCGGAGAGATACAGCTCGCGCGCGAGGCCGCATTACGCCGCATGAAAACGCCCGTAGACAACATTGCGTGGCTCATAGAGCAGGACGCATATCTCACTCTCTCGTGGATGTCGCAACTCTACACAATTCCAACGGTCAAGGAGTTCTCTAACGAACAGGAAATGATGGAGTACGAGCAAGAGGAACAAATAGACCATTCAGAGCTATTCCAAAACAGTTCGAATGACGATGATCCAGAGCCGAAAATCACAGCAACCTACCTTCCACAGCTTTCTCTGCACCTTGAGGATAATAAAGGGCAACTGGTCGAGGGAAAAGATTCAAAGTTCTTCCAACTCGGACATCGCAAAGGACAGATACACCCGAAACTATTGAAGTGGAAAGGATTATTCAAAGTCATTCCGCGTTCAATCATCGACAATTCACAGACGCTTATCAAAGCCAACAAAATGGAAATGGCAAACCTGCTCGTGCCATTGTTCTCTAGTCCATTACCAAACGCAATGCAACAGCTAGCCAAGATTGCAAAGCAGATCGTCAAGATTCAAGAAGAAGACGAGGACGACTGGCTCCCGGACACTTGGGTGCAGTTCCTGAAACAGGCAGGCCAACCACAGCAACCACAAGGTCAACCTGGCCAGCCACAGGGGCAACCAGGGGGTATGCCAGGCCAGCCAGCAGGTGCTCCGCCTGGAATGGGGGCACCAGGCGCGCCAGGAGGGGCACCACAGGTCGCACCGCCTCAAGGTGGAAGTATGCAAGGTGCGCAAGGAATGGCACCCCCACAAGCACCCACAGCGGTGCCGAGTGGACAGATCAGTGGAGGTACTCCGCCGCCGAGTGGGCTTGGACAAATCTTTCAGAAGCGTCTCGGTGCATAGTTATCAACTTATCAGCGTTGACACCAATGGGCAACAACGCAACAATGTAGACATTAATAAATAACAACAAAATCATGGCACAACTAATACCAAACGGTAAGAAGATAACAGAAAGTAAAAAAGCACTGTTTCCTAAAAAAGCTCTTGAAGATATGCATAAAAGAGAAGTAGCTACGGGTAAGAAACGCTCCACCTCAGATGGGTATATGCCGAAAAAGTTCACAAAGGAAGAAGTGAGAATGAATAAGTCACAACCAGCAAGAGAGAGATCATTTAGGAAAGCACTAAGTCAATAAAAGTTATAATGTAATTATTAAAAACTAACAACAAAATTATGGCACATTCACAAGAATACGGGGCAGTAAAAAAAAGACAAGAAGGCAGAAACGAACACTTCAAAGAAGTGACCGAGGGTCGAAATACTAAGAAAGACGAAATAGAAACTTATGGAATGAGTGGACACAAAGCGTTCCATTCACAGCGAAAGAATCTATCCAAACGCTCCACCTCCGACGGATATATGCCGAGTAGGGCAAGAATTACTAGAGAAACTGATAAAAAGTTTCAATCTCCGACAACAGGAAAAATGGTCGGACGAATGGAGCACACATACGACAAGGATTCAATGAAAGGCCACAAGGTAGTAAAGAAATTCGGTGGAGCGGGAATCCCAGGAGAAAGAGCAGAATCAAAAAACAAATTAGATTTGAAAGTCAAACAGCGCACCGCGCAATAAACGTATGAGCCAAAAGAAGCAAAAATCGGAGAATAAGCACACAGTCAAAGAGGTGCTCAAATCCCTCCAATGGTCGGTGGAGGATAATGTCCTCATGCTCCTGTCGTCTATCACAGACGAATTTGTGACCATAAGCATGGACGCTATTATGAGCAGATCGGACGGCGAAGTAGAGGACTCGCCAGTAGAATAAAATGGCAACACTACTAAATAAACAGGATAGTGCCGCCCTCATGGCCATGGTTGATAAGCCGGGTTGGTTTGCTTTACAGAAATTGGTCGCCATGACCATAAACGAGCTAAATAATCGCGAAGTGTCGGGAAGCAATGAGTTTGAGGTGTTGCGTTCTTTATTCACCAGAGAAGGTCGGGTCGGTGGCCTTAAAGAGTTCTTTGACGGGATAGAGAAAGGCGAATCATTATCAGATATACAAAAATAAAACATGAATAATAACAAACCGAAGTTCAATGTGGTATATGAAAAGGGGACGAGTGAAACAGTTGCAAATGAATCTATGGACTTTTTAACAAACATGCTTGAAGAGTTTGATAATAAGGCTCCAGAGTCAATTCGGTCAGTAACGTTTTCTAAGCAAAAATAACATGACTGTCGCAGAACATTCAATGCTTCAACTCGTAGGTGATGACGGTACAGCAGAGTTCAACGTGGATCCCGACGAAGCCACGTTCAAACTGACTATAGGCAAGGAAACTCGCAGGTTCAAGATTGTCGACCTCTGGGCGATTACGTACGCGATAGCAGGTGCAGACCAACAGGACAAAATGATGCCGGTAAAGCAAACCGAAGTCCTCACCTATCGCCGTATCCACAACTACAAGCTCAAAAAGGCACAACCGGCAGGGGCAGTATTGCGGATACCATGTGAGATAAATGTGGAGAAATCTGTTGTTGAGGGGCTTAAAGGAATGGTTGAACAGCAGAAAAAAGACTTGACGACGGGCGTGCCGATAATAGGGCAGAAGTAGTTATCCACAACCGCTTAACATATACAAATTATTAAAAAGTAATATAATAAACAATCATGCCAACAAAACCAAAAGCAGAAGTAAAACAGGAGTTCGTATCAGTAGCAGATTTTAATAAATTGACCAGCGTCATTGAGTCGTTAGTGAATACAGTGACTGAGTTGAAAAACAAACCAGTCGCAACGGTTGCGGAGACGAAAGAGGAAGTTGAGGTAAAGAAAGCAAAAAGCGATAACGCCCCTATGCCGGAGTCATGGGACGAGGCCGCGCGTGAGATACTCGGTGAAATGCTTGACCACACAGAATTGCTTCAGCCGAGAGGTGGCGGCAATCTGTTCACCATAGTCATCAAGCCAGAGTTTTCAAACGCACCGAAAGAGTATCTAGAAATGAGAAAGTTTGATCGCCGCACAGTCGAGTTAGGAAATGAGGGAATAAGCAAGGTCGAGGCTTTCTCGAAATTAGTTCGTGCAAATTTGAAACGCTTCCAGCAAAAGTAATTTAATAAAATAACAAACAATAAAATGAACCCACATAATCCACAAGTCAAAGGAGTCAGCGAAGTCGAACACGACGGTCGCCCTGATTCAGCACATGAGCAAGAGGTCAGGAAAGCGGATTGCAATTCCGAGAAGCAAGAGGAAAGCAACCCAGACCAAGACGTTTCAGAAAAATAACCATGCCCAAGACTAAAGAAAAAAAGAAAAAGGTCGTCAAGAAAGAGGAAAAGAAAGAGGACGAGAAAGACGACGACGAACAGTCGAAAGAGGTCAAGGCCAGTATCGCAGTAAAAAAAAAGACGGAAGCAATCGAGGACAAGAAGGACAATTACGACAGGAAGCGAAGCACATCGGACGGGTATTTGCATCGCCATTAATAAGTCCCTATTACACCAAATTTATGTCAAAAACAATAAAGATAAGCATAGATGAGATCCGCGCGATAAACCCTATCCTGCGTGATTTCAAAGGAGATCTAGTAGAGCTGGCCGCTCTGCTCGACGACGTCAAGAAATTGGTCATCACAGACGCAGATTGGATAGAGGCAAAGTTAGTCAAGTCGCCGACAGATGAGGACGTCAAAGCTCAAATAGACGCCCTGCCAGAGGATCAAAAGAAAACATTCAAAGTTGAACAGCGTCTCACATGGGATCCCGCATGGGAAAAGGAAGTGACCCTCGACGGCGCTGTAGTCTCATACATTGTCGCCAAGATCAAGGAAAAAAGCGACAAGAAAGAAATCACCTTGAATGACACATCTCTTGTTAGCATAAATAAAAAGCTACAATAAAATGACTACATGCCCTACATGCAACTCCACAGGAAAAGTAGTGCTTCCGCCAAAGCCGGGGATTGCTTATTCCGAGAATGGCACTTGTCCACAGTGTAAAGGGACAGGGCAGGTGGTAGAATTACAGGCAGTTGAACCACAAGAAATCCCAAAAGCCGACGGCGCGGACTCTGGGACCGAATCACAGGACGCGCCTGAATAGAACATCACAATTTATCAATCACGCCTCGCAAGAGGCCTGAAGCGAGCACCCGAACACTCACAGATTATATAAAAGTCGGACGCTCACCTCAGGCCTTACGGAAGGCCCATAATCTCTTCGCACTCACCGCGATGTAAAACAAAGGTGTAAAAACATTATGGCTAACAACGACGAACCGGAAGTAAAAATAATCGATAGAGTTGAAGTCGCACCCGCCGGGGACGACGAGGAACTCGTTGAAGCGGAGAAAGAAACTCCCATTGACTCTTCCCAAGAAAAAAACGACGAGCCAGCTCCCAAAGAGTCCAAAGAAGAGGACGAAGCTGAATCGGAAGAGACCGAGGAAACTCCTGAAAAGGAACCCGAGGAATCTAAAAACGCGGCAATTCCAGATGACGCAGGGAAAAAGTACGCAGACCTTGAGCGTGTTCCCGGCGAAACTCCTAGGGAGTGGGCACTACGACTTGAGAATGCGAAGTTACGCGATGAAATGCGTGGCAAACAAACTCAAGAGATAATGCAAGCACCTCCGAAACTTGCCAAGAAAGAACTATCTCCAGAGAAACAAAAAGTCCTCGCGAAGTATAAAAAGGAAGACTTGGACACTTTGAAAGAGGTATTTGATGTAATGGCAGAGGACATGGGATTTGTGCGCCAAGGCGAACTTGGAGCTACTAGGTATCAAGAAATCCAGACAGAACAGTTGGACAATTTCCTTGAAAAGCATCCAGAATATCAAGCGAAAAACGACCCCGGCGGTGTGCTTTGGAAAGCATTCGGGGAAGAGTTCAGATCTGGACTTTACAATACCCAGCCAGCAAACCCAAAAGCCTTAGCTAAAATCCTAGACAAAGTCCATAAGGAAGTATTTGGAATAAAACCAGCCGCGGCTCTTAACAAACAAGAAGCCGCCAAAGAGAAAGTCAAAGTCGCATCTCACAGCGGCTCCTCTAGACCTCAACGTGAGGGCGTAAAACGAGCGAACCAACCCATACAAGGGCTTCGCACCGATATGCTCAAAGGCTTCTCTGATGAAGAGATAGCCGAAATGACAGAGGAATAGAGTTAAAACTTACAAACCAATGACTCAAGGATTTACCTTGATTTCCGACCCGGACGTAACAGCATATCGTAGGGTTGGAATCGCTACACCTTCAGCAGGTACAGCAGTTTTGGCAGGTACACCGGTCAGCCAATCCCATTCGGGATCAGCAACGGTGGATGTGGCTGTATCAACGGCCGCAACGGTAACGAGCGCAATATACGGAGTTACGGTGGAAACTATCTACGCCGGACAGACTTCGGTTCTTATTGCAATTATTACCCCTCGCCAGATCTGGGCTTGCGAAGCCAGCACATCAACGACATCGCTGACAGGAACAGCCACGGGTGCCTATAACGGACTACGCGCTATTCTTGGATATGTAGGTATTACGGTCGGTACGACCACAGGTGTACCGCCTTATACTTATCGTTATCTTAGCTCAGGCAACCCGACATCGGATGGCGTTCTTTCGCTTCCGACAGGTACGACAGCAAACATCACGACCCTCTATACCACAGGTTCTGATGTCACAGGCACAACTGGTATATTTATTCAAACGGGAACGATCCCGTCAGTTTCAACGACGCGCATAGTCGGGCGCTTCCTAGTTGAACATGCCGCTTAATTAAAATAATCAAATGAGTACAGCCCCTATGAACATCGCGCAAGCCGCTGACCTCGTTGACTTGTCTATTCAGAAAGTCTTCGAAAAGGCGTCTGAGCCAGATGTTCGCTACCCTAAGTATTTCAAAACCCGCAAGACAGAAGACTATTATGAGAAAGACTCGTCTCTATCTGGTCTCGGCGAGGCGGATTTCGTTGATGAAAACGGCGTGATCCTCTCGGATGTCCCGGTTCAAGGTTATAAGCGTGTTTACACACAGAATATGGTCGGCGTATTGATTCCGTTTACATTCCAAATGTGGAAATTTGGCATCAAAAAGCGCGACCTCGACAACGTAGCAAAAGAGCTTAAGGCTTCAGTAGCACGTCGCAAGGAACGTCTCTGTGCAGAGCGTATCGACAACGGTATGGCCACCTCATACACCACTAACGGTCAATCAGTCGCGAAGACTCTGACTATTTCTGGCGGTGATGGTCTTGCCGCGTTCTCGTCAACTCACACTCGTGAAGACGGTGGTTCTAACATGAACAACGTCGTCTACGATGGTACGACATACAACCTGCCTTTCGACTATGCTGGTGTAAAAGCCGCATATAGAACAGCTGGTCTTATGGTCGATCCTCGTGGAAATCCAAGGATCCCGGACCTCGATGTCCTCGTAGTCAAAAAGAACTCCGCTAACCACTTCAAGGCTAAGGAAATTCTCAAAGCTATCAAGGAAAACAAGATCCCAGAGTCCTTTGATCACGATGGTTCAGGAGTAAATGCGTTCGAAATAGTTGACTCTCAGTACATCCAAAACTCGAATTACTGGGCTATGTTCGATTCATCGAAAGCTCTAACGGAAACGGAGGGCTTCCAGTTCGTCGAATCACAGCCAGCAATGATCGATCCAGTAAACGTAGTTTATAAAACAAAAGAAATCCAAACATCTGTGACCACACTTTTCGATTTGGGCCATAATGATGTCACTCGTTCTTGGGTTTTCTCTGCTTCAACGTCAGTCGCCCCGACAACTTAGGCCTTATGGCCGTCCCGTACGCGGGACACAGTTCATAGATTGTGGATTGTGTCCCTCGTATGGGCATTACAAAACTAATAGGGAATGGGACCAATAGCTGAAACATGCCGTAACCCCCATTCTCACTATAATGTCTACAATTAATGGCGATTCATACACAGATCTCCGAAACATAAACCTTAGAGGTGGTGCTTCGGGTCCAGGTCTAATTCGTTGGTCTCCCTCTGGTATATATGGCCAAAATGCCGCTCTATGGGCTTCAAACCCATTCGGAACGACTGATTATGGTCTATACCTAAACTCCGCAGGAAACCTTGTATTCTCAAATCCAAACGGTGCCACAATTCTTGGCGCGGCAGGTTCAGGCGGCGGTCTTCCTACATGGGATCAGATATTCGTAGGGGATCAGGCTCTTGACGTCGGTGCGACCAATACCTTAACTGTCACTAGTTCGGGCACGGGTTCAAATGGTATATTTGCAGTAACTTCGACTGCGGCAGGTAGCGGGGTATTGCTTCAAATAACCAACGGTGGTTCTGGTTCAGATATTGCCGGTACCTCTAACACATGGAATGTGTCTGCGGCAGGTGCGGCGGTATTTACGAGTGCGGCCATTCCGACACTTACAGCAACGACAATTACGGGCACTACAAACACTCTGACATTGGCGGCCGTTGGTGCGAATGCAGTTGTTGTTGGGAGTGGTTCAAACACCGTCACAATCGCAAAAGCGGCCACATTCTCATCTACAGTCACAGTCACGGCGGGAATAGTCACATTGGCTGATACAGCAAACGAAACTGGACTTGTTTTCACCTCTTCGGCTACAACAGCTGGAGTATCGGGTGCAGGAACAGGAACGGTGGTATTCAAGTCTACGACTCTTACTACTGGTACTCTTCTCAAACTCCAAGTCGCAGAGGGAACTCTGACGACAGGATGGTATCTTCAGGCATATGATTCAAGCACTTCAGCTACGATGTTCTCCATAGCCAAATATGGTGCGACAGTAATCACTGGATCGGCCTACGCAACAGCGGCTCTCACTCTTACAGCTGGTGATCTCGTTATTACAGCAGGTAAAATAGGGCATACAGCGGTAGGTGCAACCACAACAAACGGATACACAGGCACATTCAATGGCTTGACCACAGGCATTGGCATGAGCTTGGTACACACGACTTCGGTCATCACTACTGGTTCGGTTCTATCAGTTTCATCTACAGGAGTAGACACTGGAACTTCTCAAGGTACGCTTGCCAATTTCGTGTCATCTGGTTCAACGGCTGGACTTGTACTCAAAGTAACCGGTGCGGCTCTTATCGGCGGCACTCTAGCGGCTTTGTCAACCACAGCTCTTACAACCGGTACAGTATTGTCTTTATCAGCAGTAGCGGCCACTCTTACAACTGGCTTCTATCTGGCATGTAACGATGGTGCATTGAACGTATTCACAGTCGGTGCAAACGGTCACTTGACATCAAAGCAGACCACAGCTCCGACAATTGCCACGAACTCAACAGGCCTTTCGGCAGTTGCGGTTACAGCGGGTAGCACTGACACTTGCGGTACGATTACTTCAACAGGAACACCTTCGTCGGGAACGGTTATAACTCTTACATTTGCAAAGACTTACACCGTAGCTCCGAAATGTGTTCTGTATGCCCCAGCAAACGCGGCGGCAGGTGGAATCAACACTATGCCGATCATCACGACCACAGCAACAACGGCAGTATTCACATGGCCGGGTTCTGGAGTGTACGCGGCTACACCAAGCTGGACATATTTCGTCATAGCATAGGTTCTATTAAAAACTAATCTCGGTCTCTCACTCTGTCTCGGAATATCGACCGGGACAGTGATGAGGGACTGAACATAAAACCATGGGAGCATCATCAAACTTTCAAGAAACTCTCCGCACAGCAACGATCAACGTCGCCGCGGCCGGAGACAATATCCTCATAGCCGCCCCGACAACAACGGGAGACTATATTGCTATTGACTTCATTCAGATCATCCCGACAACGGCTTTGACGATTACGTTCTATGCAGGACCACAAGCAAGTGGAACAGCTCTCTCAGGACCATATCCTCTATCAGCACAACAGGTGGTTACTGACGAGAACGTATTCCAAAATCAGCACGGGGTAATAGAGTGTCCTGTAAATACATCATTCAACTTGTATACAGGCGGAGCAGTTCAATGCGGCGGATTTATCCGTTATCGCATTTGCGGAAATTGAGGTAAAAATACCATGCCTACAGTCTCCACCACAGAAACATTCGCTAGTAGAAATAAAGCGAGCAAACTGCTCGCAGATGAGAATGCGTCTCTGATCAGGGCAAACGAAATCCTTAAAAGGGAAAATGCAGAGTTCATCAAGATCAGACAGGAAAACATGATCCGAAGCGCATTTACGCCTGAAGAATACGAAAAAGTGGAAAGAGAACACTTTTCAAGGGTAGAAAGCATGGAAAATGCGGTTGTTCAGGGCAGAATCGAGGCAGGTAGGCTTGAAACGGCTATAGTCGATAAAAGGGCAAGCTTGGCTCAAATGTCAGCCCAAGAGGCAATTTTGACGCCAAAACTGGGTGCCGTGGCGTCGGATATCGAGATCCTTACAGCAAGGAGAGAAAATGCCGAATCGGCCGCCAGAGAAGCTGAAAGCAAGTACAGCGATCTGATCACACGAAAAAGCACCGAGCTTTCACTCCTTACGGATAAAGTAAATGCCGCTCAAAACGCTCATTTGATTGTTTCACGGGAAACAGAACAGCGAATGGCGAGCGTGGTCGAACAGGAGCGAGC